CTCCCCGCCATACGGCTGTCCGTTGAGACCGTCGCGAAAGTGCTCCCGTGTAGGCTTAGATTGCGGCTTGTCATCCATCAAACCCTTTATTTTTTTGTAACTTTTCTCAAAACTTTCTTTTTTGGCTTAGGCGCCTGAATGGCAGCCAAGTAGCTCGCGTATGCACGGCATATCTTTATCCGTTCCTCGTCAAGGACCTCAGGGCCAAAATCTCCGAATTCGTCAAAGTAGCGAGCCAAGTCCGGACGTTCCGTCTCGAAGTCATCGCGCAAGCGCTTGAGACTCTTGCCCGCGCGAACGGCGGGTGGTGAATGAGGCTCGAACGGGTGTTGTCCGTCAGGGTCTGCGACCTCGTCCTCTGGATCCCAGCTCGGCTGGTGGCCTGTAATCGCTTCGCGTGCCATTTGGTCCTTTTCGGCCTCTGTATAAACGAACTCTCCATCCATCTTCAATTAATAACAGAACTCTATATTTATTTTCTCCTCTATACCGAGGAAAAGTTCATCCCTTTGCTTGATGACGAAGATATTGAAAAGGACCAGAAAAGTCAACCCATCCAATCTCTCCAGTTACCGGGTCCATTTCAAAAGCACCATCGAGATCGTCGACGGGGATACCACGCTGGCGCGCGATACGACGAACTTCGTTCTCCATGTGATCGATCATTAACTCTTCCTCAGCTGCATCATCGAAGTCCATGGGAATGGGCTGATCCATAGCAGCAGCAGCAGCAGCACGAACAGGCTGAAAAGCAGCAGCAGCAGCTTCGTCGATGAATATCTCATCTTCTTCTTCAGCGTCGAAAAGTCTTCGACGGGCACGGGGAGGTTCGGCTCCGACAGGGCGATCCTCTCCAACGGGACCATCCCAGGCATTCCATGCATCCTCTTGTTCATTCTGACCAGCCGCCTCTGCATCCATGTCAGCCTCCAGTTGAGCGCGATCAGGATTACCTTCCGCGTCAAGGTAGAGACCCAGCGCGTTAAAATGCGCCAACTCTCTAGCAATATAATCATCACCCTCCATTTAACAAAAAAACAAAAGAAAAATTACCAACTCTTCATTTCTTTCAGTTATCGGTAAAACGAACACGAGCAGAACCAACAAGACTGTAGCCTGCGCCAGTAGCTTGACGTCCAAACGTAACAAGCAAAAGACCGCCATTCTGGATTGATCCGATGGCGGCAGAAGTGCCACTGTATTTTGTGACACAGTTCAACTTTTTGTAAAAGTTGACGGGCGTGACATTGGGAGTCATCACAATCGCCTGCGTAGCAGTGCTCACTTTCTCGCCCATAGCAAGCTTCGAATCCCACAAAATAGTGAAACGTTGATTGTTGTCGATCAACGGAAAAGCGCTGCTCAAATCAGTCGCAGCAGTAAAAATCTGCGCAATGGTAGCGATAGTGCCGCTGTTAACGGCATTGTCCCAAACAAGAACAACACGACAAACACCAGCACCGACATCAGAATCCTGAGTGTAAAGAGCAGCGTTCAGTTGAACGCTTTTGATAGTAACCTCTCGTCCATCTCGAGTGTTGTTGTCGTCTCCGACAGCCAACAAGTTCAAAGCAGTAACCGCTCCAGTAGTGTCGCATGCTTGAGCAATATTCGTGTCGACATACTTAAGCTCTTTTCTTCCACCAAAAGGAGCGATCGCACCCTTCGGAACACGGTTGCGACGAAAAGAAGCCATCTGTGCGGCCATCATACGGTTGATACGTCCGCGGCGAACGCGCACAGGGATCGCGGCGTAACGCGAAGAAACACCCCGTTTCAAAACAGGGTTGCGACGACGAGGAAAATAAGACATAAAAAGACCCTTTTAACTTCTTAAAAATTAATTTTTAAATCATCATACTCAAAAGTTCAGAATATCCCACAGGATTCTTCTTTGGCTTGAACGGAATAAGCTTGCATATCCAGTCGATACGACGCGTGGTCTGCTTCAGTTGATCGGCGCTGCGCTTCTTCCACCAATACTTGGGCGCGTAATTGGAAACAATGATGTGAACGCGGCTGACCATTTGATGTCCAGCTGAACCGTGCGCGGGAACGACGCACTCGTAACGATCGTTGAGCTCGTTGAAAAAGTTGGGACGCATAACGCTCCCGTCAAACTCGTCCATGAAAAGAACGTCCTCGTTGTCATAGTCATCGAACCAAGGTCCGCTGTTCTTCATCGGAAGCTTGTAAACAGTTCCGAAACATTTCGCGAGACGAGTCGCGAACCGAGACTTGCCAGTTCCAGAAGGTCCAACAACCAGAATCACAAACGGCTTCCAGTCGCGAGGCTCCGTGACAGTGCGCTTATACTCCTTGATAGCCTTGCCATAGCGAATCATGGTTCCGTAGTGCTCCTCGGCGAGTCGCTTGATAGAATATCCTGCTTTGATCGACTCCTGAGTCTCGGCCAAGTCGCTGCGACTTCCTTGACTTTTCTTGGTGCCGTGTTCCCACGGACCCTCGACACGAGTGTCTTCCTTGGTCGCATACGCAATGGCTTGCTGCTGCGTGCCTCGGCGCTGCTCAAGATGCGCGCCTTCGAAGCCGGGGACGGCTTGAATCTGAGCGTAGCTCTTCTTGCCCACGCACTCCAAGTAACCTTGGAAGTGCATTCGGTTCGTTTCCTCACCGATCTCACGTTGGTAAACCACGTAAGAAAGCCAGGGAGGGAAAAGTTCCGGATCCAGCAAAGCTGGCCCGTCAGGCACAGCATCGCTTGCAGCAATGGTGAAACAATAGTTTCTTGCTTGTGCCATACGTCTCCGTCGTGGAGGTCCTCTTTTTAGAAAAAACCGGAAGTAAAAACCAGAAGTGACCGGTAATACTGGGCGGTCACTTCTGGTTCTGGAAAACTCCATGGAATTTTCCAGTATCGGCCTTGCGGCCTCTGACCCCGAGGGAGGCTGCGCGCTCCGGGAGAAACTCCTGGCGGAGTAGTGCCGATTAGTATAGTGCCACCTAGACCCTTCCCTAAGCCCCTGCCCTGGGAGAACCCTAACCCTAATTCCCTAACTTTTATTTTTTTTTCTTCTGCTTATAGTATTATACACTCCCCGCCATACGGCTGTCCGTTGAGACCGTCGCGAAAGTGCTCCCGTGTAGGCTTAGATTGCGGCTTGTCATCCATCAAACCCTTTATTTTTTTGTAACTTTTCTCAAAACTTTCTTTT